GCGGTGATTTGTCTCCTTCTATCAGCGTTTTGATTTGAACTTATTAGACCTGGTAAAATCAATGATGCAGCAAGTGCAGCAGTGATGAGAAGAGGATTCCTTAGTCTTGAAGCACCTGCCACTCTTGTGCCCATCGTGCCAGCAGCACCACCTCTACCCATGAGACCACTCGCTGCTAGTTTTGTTACAACAACATTGCTTATTACACCAAGAATCTCAGGAGTCAACAATGCAGCAGCACCACCTATGCCAGTGGCACCCTCTCCTAAGTTACCTTTCTGTAATTGTGATAGACCGTATATACCAAGAGCACCTGCTGCTACCCTTCTACCAAAACTCATGTTTAGAGCTTGTAGGTTCCTAGAGTCTTGACGTAATATCTTTGTCTCTTCTCTATAATACTTTTTCTTCTCTCGTATATCTCGATTGATGAGATCCCTCATCTCTTGCATACTATTGTTTATGGTAGTAAACTGTGATATCACACTACCAAATATTCTTCTCTGTGGTCTTTCAATATTGACAACATCCTCTTCAACCTTAGTAAGTCTCTCCACGATCATATCTGCCCTACGATTGATTGCAATCATAGGTGTCTGTGGTTCGACTTGTCTACCAGGTGTTTGCATTAGATGCTTGTCTCTGCTGTGCTTCTAACTTTTGTTTCTCAAGAAACTTTACCAAATAATTTACGTATACCTCTTTTTCCCATGGCATCATATTTTCTATATCACTGAGTGACCACTTATGATGTTGCATAAGTGAGAAGTTAGTTTCCAACATTGCATCAATGCTGGTGTGATATAGCATTATGCGAAAAAATTCGATAAACCCTCAATTACAACATCAGAATCTTTTTTAGTTTTAGGATTGTGCACCTTGCCCTTGTATTGTAACTTAGGCATTGTGGCAAAGAAGTCCTCTATCAAAGAGAATTGCTGAGAGTTGAGTTGCTCAATGAATTTTACTAACTCTTTTTTAGTGCAATCTGACGCTGCCCACGCTTCATCAACGGTGAATATAGTGTCTATACAATCTACAACTGTATCAAACGCTTTATCAATTCTTTCATTATTTTCAAGTGTATCACCAATAAAATTATTATCCAAGAACTGTTGCATTGATGGATACTTCATCTTTATAGTGATATCATCATTTACCTTTATCATGTCAGTGTGTCCATCAGGGACTTCTAACTTGATTTCCGATAAACTGACCTTGAGTGGAACCTTAGTCTCATTATCATCCTGACATGTCACCAGTAACTCAACAGTTTCACCTATTGATTTACCTCTGATATTCAAAAACAAATACTCAAGTTCAAAACTAGGTAGTTTCTCAACGTCTACACCACGGGTTATAATACATGACTTCAATACACTCTTGAGTGTTGCACTGATGTCAGCATCATTTCCTCCTTCTAGGGCGATAAGTAAAATCTTCTCCTCTTTTACAAGGAAAGGTCTGTATTTTACTTTCTTTCCTGTTATAAGTTGCAATTCAAACGTAGGTGCAACGACCTTTGGTAAAGGCATAATAATCTATTCAGTATCTTTATTTAGTACCGTATTTATACTGTTCTTATGTTTTCTTCTCTTGCATCAGATTCTGCTAGTACAGCACCCTTCCTAGATGCTCTTTGAGTAAAGTATTGTTCGTAGTTGAAGGTAATAGTCGTCTTGATCAATTCTGCCCTACCATACGCCAATGGTGCAGCAACAATACTCGTAGGAAATGCATTCATGATATGATAAGTGATACTACTCGGTAGTTTCACATTGAATCTGCTTGTCTTATTCAATTTACTGAAGTTATCGTTAGTGTCCTTACTGAATGCGGTAATCTCCATATTACATTTGTACGTCTCAGGATATTTCATCCTTCTAAATGCAGCACCTCTTGAAGCATTGATTCTATCATCTACATTTGCACCAAAAGAACCATCTGCTATTCTAGTAGGTGATATAAACTCCATCCATGCATTGAACACATCATTAGTATAGTAATCAGTCTGTGAGTAGAATGTAAGTATGATATCTGGAAATCTTCTGAATGTAGCGTAATTCTGGGATAAACCCTGTCTCAACCCATCAACCTTACCTGACTGTATGTCTGAACCTGGTAAAACTGCCTCAGAGCAAAATAGTGCAAGATATGTGCCTGGATTGAATGCAGAGTCTGCACCACCATTCTGGTCATAAAAACCGTGTTGGTTTATGAACCCTTTGAGTTGTGGTGTGCCGTCAAAGTTTATTAATACATCATAATTATTATTCAACGCAGGTGTTATATTACCAAAACTTGTCGTCGGATCAGTCAGATTTACCGTTGGTAAGTAAAATCTCCCAGATCTAAACGCATCTGCCCTCTGTGCCATCTAAATATAGTATGATTACATACTATGTATGTCATATAAGGGTAGATTCAGACCTAAAAACCGACAGAAGTACAAAGGTGACATCTCAGAGGTGGTTTACAGATCATCATGGGAACTAAAGTTCATGCAATACTGTGACACAAATAAGAAAATATTGAAGTGGTCATCTGAAGAGATCATCATACCATACAAATCACCTGTCGATAATAGAATACATAGGTACTTTCCCGATTTCTACGTCAAGTACAAAGATGTAAAGGGTAAGGTACATGAGAAGGTGATAGAAATAAAACCTGCAAAACAGGTGCTAGAACCTAAGGTACAGAAGAGGAGAACTAAGAAATATGTGTCTGAGGTTTACACCTATGCCACCAATCAAGCAAAATGGGCAGCAGCAGAGGATTTTTGTAAGGATCGAAGGTGGGAGTTCCAAATACTAACGGAGAAAGAACTTGGAGTATAGAAACGTATTCCCAACATCAACTGTGGTAGGACAACCCATTGTGGGTGAGGTAATGTTGTACCAATACTCTGCTAAGTATGCTGAACAATTACCATACTATGACAAGAATCCCATGACATATATCGTAGCGATGGAGAACAATGCTTTTTATGGTGTTAATTTACACTATACTAAACCAGCAAACCGAGAGGGCACTCTAAACTACATCATAGGTGATAATGATTTTACTAAGTTACCAGGATTCAATAAATACCTAAGATCTTACGTACAAGGCATGTTCCTACAACTCAAAGGTGAAGACTTAGATAAGGCACTAGGCATGCGTCTTGAACAGTTTGTGACTGATCTTGGTAGTGTTGAGATATCATTGACAAATACAGCGATGAGGAGAGTGTTGAAGTGAGTAAAAAGAATAAACCCGTATCAATATACAAGAATGATACCAACTTCAATAAACTATTGAGGGGGTTCACTCGTGGTAATGCTATGACAGATCAAAAATTCTACAAAATAAATGGTGTAGAGTATGCTGAGAAAATTGATATTGACATCGCTAATGGTAATACTGGAAGAAGTGTGAGTATAGAAAAATTTGTGCTTGAAGATGGAGTGGTAAAACTTGTTCCAGTTACAGATAAGGAAACATTGGACATGTTGGCAAATGACCCTACAAGGGCAAATGTCATCGGTGGTCACTTGAATGACTTATTAGCAATTGAAGGAGCAAGGGAGGCGTTTGACGCTTCTGGTATGTTAGAAATAGCAAAAGGAGATAAATCTTGGGTTGGAAATATACCTCTTCCACCAAATCAAACCCCAGATGCTAATGTGGATAATAATGAACAATTCAATGTTGCACCAGCAGAAATATTTGGTGATTATAAAACAATATTCTCAAAACACCTAAAATACCCAGTTGACATGTTTATAGGTGCTGAAGATGTAGATAATCCTACTGAGGGATCACAGGATTACATCTTCATAGAACAATTCACATACAAAGCACCACAACCAAGAATAGAGGAACCAGAATTTGCAGACACTAGAGAAGGTAGAGATCGAAAGACAGAATATAGATCAGGTTTACTAGGTGATATACTTACACAAGGTATGAGTAGATCTTCTAATCTTGGCGATCCCATGGGTAGTTGTATATTACCAATACCAAATAGACTTGGTGTGAGTCAAGGTGTGAACTGGGGTGAGGCAAGAGCAAATGCTGTTCAACTAGGAGCATTTCAAGCAACTACAAAAGCTACTGCAGATCTTTTAGATAAAGATAAGGATATTGGACTTGTGAAATTGCTACAGCAGGGTTTTAATCAGGCAAAAAGCACCTTCAATACTGTAGCACGTACAATGACAGAACAAGATGGCACTGCAAACGCAGGTACTGTCATAAATGCAGTTGTAGCGAAATCAATATTAGGAAGAATTGGTATAAACGTGGATACTGAGCAATTTATCACTAGAGAAACAGGTGCTGCAATAAACCCTAATCTAGAACTACTATTCGGAGGTCCACAACTAAGAACATTTTCATTTGTCTTCAATTTTGCTCCAAATAGCAGAAAAGAGGCACAAGTGGTAAGAATGATACAGAGGTGGTTTAGACAAGGTATGCTACCACAAAAAACCACTAATTTTGGAAATGGTGGATCATTATTCCTTGGATCTCCAAATATCTTCAGAGTATGCTATAAAAACAATAAAAGAAGAATCAAGGGTTTGAACACTTTCAAATTATGTGCAGTTACCTCTGTTGAGATTGATTTCACACCAGATGGTGTATATCAATCATATGAGGACATAGATGCAGATGATCAACCAAACTCTATGCCTGTCAGATCTACAATGAAGGTGGATTTTAATGAATTGACTCCAATTTTCGCTAATGATTACGATGATTTGGATGATCCAAGTGTAAAAGATCTTGATTCCAATGTCACAGGAGACAACAAGTTTACGGAGGATGATTTAGGATTCTAATGAATTATTTCGACTTATACCCAGATGTTGAACTACCCTCTTTCTCAGATAAGAGAAGATCTAGTTTCGATTTCATAAAAATCAAAAATCTCTTCAAAAGAGGTAAAATCAGAGATGACATATATGGTGCTGTTACAGCATTTTCCAAATATACCGTGCTTGACGGTGAAAGACCAGATACCGTCGCTAGAAAGTTATACGATGATGAGCAACTTGACTGGGTTGTGCTCATTTCCAACAATATCATAAATGTTCAAGATGAGTGGCCGATGGGTCAATACGAGTTTGAGCGATATCTCGATAATAAGTACTCAAAAGAGCAATTGAGTGAAATACACCATTATGAGACTAAGGAAATTAGGTATGGTGACAAATTACTGTTACAAGCAGGTCTGACGGTAGATTCTGACTTTACATTTAAATACAGCACTCCCGACGGATTCAATCAATCAGTGAATAGCGTAGAATCCATATCTTACCTAAAATATGAAATAGACAAGAATGACGCTAAAAGGACAATAAACGTATTGAGGAAAAAATACATAGGCACGATAATAAATGATATGAGGGATATAATGACATATACAGATAGTTCACAATATATCAATCGTAAGTTGAAAAAAGGTGATAACGTCAGGATTGCAGAACCCAGATAAAAACCTTAAGGCAAAAAAATACCCCGAATTTTTTTTCGGGGTTTTTTGAAACAAAAAGTCGATTTTGGTACAGGATTACTCCTCTGCTAATCGTTGGAAGTATGACAGTGCATCATCATCAGTGGTTGCGTTAGCAGTCACTGGTTCTGGTGGTGCAGTTACTATCTCTTCCTCTTCAGTTGC